TCAGAAGAGATTCCTCTTGTTGCCATTTCTTCTGCCACACCTGACGATGTGACTGACATGAATAGCGTTCCTACCCTAGGACAAACGTCGTGGTCACGACAGATTGCCTACGACGCTGATTGGTTGTTAGCGTTGGGCAGGGCGGCAAATAGCGATGTTCTAGAGGCGGTGTTCCGAAAGAATCGTAACGGTTTCTTGGGTGAGTTTGTTGTTCAAGTAGACTTTGACAGCGGTCGCTTTATTTATAAAGATTTTGAGTAATCCTGTATAATTAAGGAATGGCTTTCCTTCATAAAAGAATAAAAAGATTTGAGTTAACTGGTCAGATACTAGACGACAGTTTTATTCCGCGCATGAAGGAAGAATATGTTAGACTATTAAAAGAGTCAATGAGAGAATCTGGATATGTCATTAGACTTGACATAGACCCAGATTGGACAATAGAATATACAGGAAATCACTACGAATTTATATTAAGTGTGTATGGATCATATATAGGGAAGAAGAATGCCGCATGTATAGACGGACTAGACAAGAACAGACCAACGTATACTCCCCAGAACAAGTCAGGAGAGTCCTCAACGGATCTGGAATCAACATCGAATCAGAAGTAGATTCAGACTATCTTATTTACTGCCCGTATCACAATAACTACCGAACCCCTGCTGGCGAAGTAAGTAAAGATCGGGGAACATTCTTTTGTTTTTCTTGTCATGAGTCAAGATCCCTTGTTGAACTAGTAATTTATACAACTGGAAAGCAATACTTTGAGGCATTACGCCTAGTTGAGTCTGCAAAGGTAGAAACAAACATTCTTAATGAGTTAGACAAGGTTTTAGAAAAAGAGCCAGAGTATCAGCCGTATGACGAGGTTCTTATTAGAAGACTAAATAATCAAGCACTAGAGTCTCCAAGGGCAATCAGATATTTCGAGGGCAGAAGAATATCGGAAAACTCTATTAAACGTTTTGTATTGGGGTATTCAGATAATCAAGATATGATAACTATACCCATGAACGATCCCTCTGGTAAAATATTTGTTGGCTTTGTTGCACGATCAGTTGAGGGTAAGGACTTCAAGAATACCCCCAAACTTCCAAAGTCAAAGATTCTTTTTAATCTTCATCGTGCAAAACCATACGACACGGTTTACGTCGTTGAATCTTCTTTTGATGCAATAAGATTGGATCAGTGCGGTATACCAGCGGTAGCCACATTAGGTTCAAATGTATCAAAAAAGCAGGTAGAACTATTGACAAAACACTTTAACACTGTTATAGTAATACCTGATAATGATGATGCGGGTGCAGATATGGCACGACGCATCACAGATAAAATGGGTCCAAGGGCGACAGCAGTTGGACTTCCAAGCAGGTTCAAGGATATTGGCGATATGACTGATGCAGATATTCAGGAACTAGCAAAAATTACAGAAGACCCACTATTATCAATTATTAAATAAATCATATTAAGGAGAGTATTATTATGGGTATTATGAAGGGGCTGAAGGAGATGGACAAGATTATGGACCGTTCATCATCAGCAGGAGAAGGTGGCGCAAAGGTGCGCTGGCTTAAGTTGGAAGATAGTCAGAGTGTCAAGGTGCGCTTTGTAAATGAACTTGATGAGGATTCGCCACACTATGACTCAGCACGAGATCTAGCGATTGTTGTTGCAGAGCACACCAATCCAAAGGATTACAAGCGTAAGGCAATCTGCACTCAGGATTCCGAGGGTAGGTGCTTTGGTTGTGAGATGTATCGCAAGGAGCCAAAGAGTGGCTGGCGTTCTCGCTTCCGATTTTACACCAACCTTCTTGTTGATGATGGTATCGATGACCCATACGTTGCTGTATGGTCACAGGGCGTTGGCAAGCAGTCAGCATTCAACACTCTGCGAGAGTATGCCATTGACACTGGATCTATTAGCAATCGCCCATGGCGAATGAAGCGTCAGGGAACTGGAACAGATACGACATACATTATCCTGCCTGGAGATCCAGACACAGATAAGTTCAACTGGGACGGCGTATCACCATTCAACCTTGAAAAGGTTGTTCGTGAGGTTCCATATGCAGAGCAGGAGTCATTCTACCTTGGGTTTGATGCTCCAGCATCTACAGGTTCCACAACCAACATCGATTGGTAGTTAGTCGGGGAGGGTGGCTTATGCTGCCCTCCCCAAGAAGGGTAAAATATGCCAAAGATTTATTTTGAAGAAATGTTTAAAGAGTTGGGTGCTCCAAAGCCTATTTCGGCAATGTATTGTTTGCCAGATTGGTTTAAGGAGATGCCAAGGTTTTTTGATATTGATGATAGTGTGCAGTCACCAAAAAGATGGCCTGGTACGATTAAAGATTGTCCAGCCGTACATGACTCAATGACACTTGGATATGTTCTATCTACTCCAGCAGACATATGGTTTGATGCCACTGGAGATGAGGTTATTTTTGATACGGGAAACTTTGGAAACGGATCAAGAATAGATCAAGCAGATTTTCCTTATGTTATGAATCATGACAAGAGATCAACAAAAGAGTATCAGTCTATTTTTAACTTTCACGATCAATCAATGAAGTGGCACCCCTATTGGGGAATTAAGACTGATGACGGCTATAGTACAATGTTTACCCATCCAATCCATAGAAATGACTTGCCATTTCAAACTGTCACTGCTATAGTTGATACTGATAAGTTTGCTGCTAGAAGTCCCTTTGCCTTTTTTATTAAGAAAGGGTTCAAGGGACTGGTTCAAAGGGGAACTCCAATGATGCAAGTAATTCCCTTTAGAAGAGAAGATAACTGGCAGATGGAGATTGTTGATCCAGATGGAAAAGATTATCACCTAAAGCAGCAAATGCTTCAAAGTGTTTTTACTCAACCATATAAAAAACTATTTTGGCAAAGGAAGAAGTTTAGTTAATGCATAATTATGTCCCGCTACACCTACACACACATTACTCTCAAATGGATGGCGTTGCTACGCCAGAAGAGTATGTATCTCGTGCCCAAGACAACGGAATGTCTGCCATTGCTATTACGGATCATGGAACCCTATCAGGGCACAGGCCAATGTATCGCGCAGCCAAGGGTGCAGGAATTAAGCCAATTCTAGGGGTAGAGGGGTATATCACCGCAGATAGGTTTGATAAGCGAGACAAGTCAGAAAGAACTACCCCACTAGACCTAATCTACAATCACATTGTTATCCTTGCTAAGAATGATCAGGGTCTTGAAAATCTTGGTAGACTTAATGAGATATCTTGGACAGAGGGCTTTTACAGGAAGCCACGCATCGACTTTGAGATTCTAGAAAAGTATCGTGAAGGCCTTATTGTTTCCTCAGCCTGCATGTCTGGATTGATCAATAAGGCAATTGAGGTAGATGATTATGCAGTAGCAAAGTCACACCTCAGTTGGTTTTCTGAAAGGTTTGGGGAAGATTTTTATGTAGAGGTTATGCCACACAACACTCAAGGAATGAATGAGGCTCTAATTGAGTTGGCAGACACCCTTGGCCACAAGATTATTGTTACACCTGATTGCCATCATGCGACGGTAGATCAGAAGGTGATTCAAGAAATCATGCTTATTAACAATACTCATGCAAAGTTAGAAAAGGATATCTCCTACGATAAGTCTAGGAAGATTGAAGATCCCATGAGTAGGCTTGATTATCTCTATGGTCATGACCGCATGATGAGTTTCAACAAGTTTGACATTCATCTTCTTTCTGCACAAGAGATGCAAGATGCCATGGAAGAAAACGGTGGATTCCGTGAAGATATGTTTACGAATACCCTTGAGATTGCTGACAAGGTAGAAGAATATACTATTCATCGTAACCTCAACCTTCTTCCAGTAGAGCATAAAGATCCAGACAAGCAGATTAGAAAGTATGCAGAAACTATGCTTAGAGCCAAGGATTTGCATACTAATCAAGAATACGTTGACCGTCTTGAGGAAGAACTCTCTATTATCGCAGAGAAGAAGTTTGCCTCATACTTTATCGTTGTACAGAACATGCTGAACTGGGCAAAGAAGAATGACATTATGGTAGGCCCAGGTCGTGGTTCTAGTGCAGGATCTCTTGTATGCTACCTGCTTGGCATTACAGATATTGATCCAATTAAGCACGGACTTCTCTTTTTTAGATTTATTGACATTGACCGTGACGACTGGCCCGATATCGACTCTGACATTCAGGATTCTCGTCGTGAAGAAGTTAAGCAATATCTAGAAAGGCAGTATAAGCATGTCGCATCTATCGCTACGTTCTTGCAATTCAAGGACAAGGGGGTTGTTAGGGACGTTTCCCGCTGTTTCAATGTGCCACTCTCTGATGTTAATCGTGCGCTTAAGACAGTTGATACGTGGGAAGAATTTCTAACATCAAAGGGGACTGCTTGGTTTAGAGATAAGTATCCCGAGGTAGTTGTTTATGGAGATCAGTTGCGTGGCAGGATTCGTGGTACAGGTGTCCACGCTGCTGGTGTGGTGACCTCTAAGACCCCTATTTCTAGGGTTGCACCAATGGAGACTAGAAATGTAACTGGAAGCGATGTGAGGCTTCCTGTGGTCGCTGTAGACATGGAAGAAGCAGCAGACATTGGGCTAATCAAGATCGATGCCTTGGGGCTAAAGACCCTTACAGTTATCAATGACGCGCTAAACATTATTGAGGAGAGGTCTGGTATTAAGCCAGATCTACATGACATAAACATGGAAGACAAGAATGTCTACAACATGCTATCTGATGGTTACACTAAGGGAGTCTTTCAGTGTGAAGCATCTCCATATACAAACCTTCTAGTTAAGATGGGGGTTAGAAAGTTTGACGAACTTGTTGCATCAAATGCTCTTGTTCGTCCTGGTGCTATGAATACGATTGGCAAGGAATACATTGCTCGCAAACAGGGGAAGCAGGGAGTGGTATATGCTTCACCAATAATGAAGGAGTTTACGGAAGATACATACGGTACAATTCTTTATCAGGAGCAAGTCATGCTTGCTTGTACAAGGCTCGGCGGCATGACAATGGGAGAAGCCAATAAGGTTCGTAAGATTATTGGAAAGAAGAAGGATGCAAAAGAATTTGACGAATTCAAGGAGTTATTTATTCGGAATGCGACTGGGCCACTTGGTGGGGAGGCTGCTAAGAAGATGTGGCATGATTTTGAGGCCCACGCAGGGTATTCGTTTAACAAGTCCCATGCTGTGGCTTACTCAACGCTATCGTACTGGACGGCGTGGCTAAAGTACTACTATCCACTGGAGTTTATGTTTGCACTTCTGAAGAATGAAAAGGACAAGGATGGTAGGACAGAGTATTTGATTGAGGCAAAGAGAATGGGAATCCCTATGAGACTTCCTCACATCAATGATTCAGATAGTGATTTTAAGATTGAGGGAAAGGGTATTAGGTTTGGGCTATCTTCAATTAAGTTTATTTCTGATAAGATCGCTGAAAGATATATTTCTGCACGGCCCTTTAGATCTTTTGCAGAAGTTAATGAATTCACGTTCACCAAGGGGAATGGAGTAAACTCAAGAGCCTTAGAGTCCTTAAAGAAGATTGGTGCTTTGACGTTCCCAGATAATCCAAGGGATGACAAGGAGATTAAGGAAAACCTTTATGAATACCTTAATCTGCCAGAGTTTAACATTCAGGTTCCACAGCATTATCATGCCTACATCAACTCAGTAGATGAGTTTGATGAAAGAGGTGCATTTGTCCTCATGGGCGTAGTTAGAAGTATTAAGCGAGGAAAGGGTTGGTCTAGGGTAGAGATTCTAGACAACACAGGATCTATTGGAGTGTTTGATGAAGAAGAAGCATCAGTCGAAGCGGGTAAGACTTATATTATTCTTGTTGGATCTAACAGAATCGTGGAAGCGGTTCCTATTGACGAGATACGAGAAAGCAACAGCCCATTGGTACGGTTCCTAAACTACAAGCAGTTGCCATATGGACAGGACGAGCACTTTGTGCTATCCTTTAAGCCTCGTATAACAAAGGCAGGGAAGAGAATGGCAAGCCTCGTGGTCGCTGATAGCGGCAGGGAGTTGATAAGCATGATCGTTTTCCCATCAACGTTTGCAATGGCCTATACAAGACTAGAGGCTGGCAATGCATATAAGATTAATTACAACAAGACAAAAGACGAAGATCTAGTATTTCAGGAGGTAGTAAATGCTTAACGATTTGGACGACGTATCGTTCACACTAAATGCCAATGCTCGTAGCAAGGGCTTTTGGGATGCAAACACAGAAGATGCTCGTATCATCTTCTATCTCAAGCAAATCGCCATGATCCATTCGGAAGCCTCAGAAGTCCTAGAGGCTATTCGTAAGGAGAAGGGTGACGATCTGGTGGTTGAAGAACTGGCAGACATTATGATTCGTGTCATGGATCTGTACGCTGGCATGGCTACAGATGGCTACACCAAGGCCTCTCTACAGAAGTCTTTGCAGGCCAAGGTAGAGAAGAATACCTCTCGCCCAAGAATGCATGGGGTACTAGCGTGACCAACGTTGAGGAAGTTCTTGCCAATCTCAATCCAAAGTTACGCAAGAAGATTAGTTTGGGTTCGGAGATTGAGCATACACAGTTTGCCAAGACCCCAAGTTTCGGTCTTAATCGCGCACTCAATGGCGGCTTTCCCTATGGCCGTCAGGTGCTGGTATGGGGCAACAAGTCAAGTGGCAAGTCATCATTTTGCCTACAAATCATTGCAGAGGCACAGAAGGAGGGCAAGGTATGCGCATGGATCGACGCAGAGATGACATTCGACCAAGACTGGGCACGCATGTTGGGTGTGGACATAGAAAATCTTATCGTTTCTACAGCACGCACCATCAACGATATGGTAGATGTTGGTACAGATCTTATGAAGGCTGGCATTGATCTTATCGTTGTTGATAGCATCTCAGCACTTCTTCCTGCCATTTACTTTGAGAAGGACAGCACAGAACTGAAGCAACTGGAGAACACCAAGCAGATCGGTGCTGAGGCAAGGGACATGACGAATGCAGTCAAGATGCTTAACTATGCTAACAATCAAGAGAAGCCAACCTTGCTCATTCTTATCTCTCAGGCTCGCAATAATATTGGTGCCATGTACGTTAGCCAGCAGCCAACTGGAGGTATGGCTACAAAGTTTTACTCTTCTACCATCGTAAAGTTGTTCTCGTCTGAATCAGATAATCAGGCAATCAAGGGTAAGATCTATGTTGGTGACAAGATTATTGAAGAAAAGACTGGTAGAAAGGTTAGATGGGATGTTCAGTTTAGCAAAACCAGTCCAGCATTCCAGACTGGCGAGTACGATTTCTACTTCCGTGGAAAAGACTTGGGAGTTGATTCTGTGGCAGACCTCGTTGACACAGCCGAGATGTTGGGCTTTGTTGAGAGGGCTGGAGCATGGTATACGGTCGAAGGAGAAAGGTTCCAAGGAAGAGAGAAGTTGGTTCTTGGAGTAAAGGAAAACCTAGACCTACAGGAACTACTTGTCAAAAAGGTAACCAATGAAGAAGTTTAGTACATATAAAGGAACTTTTGTTTGCCATAAGTGCGGATCAGATGTGCATTCTGGAAGGTTCTGGCTAGATACCTATGACTTTACTTGGATGTGCTCTTGTAAGTATGTGTCAAAGGTAAAACTGTATGGCAAGGGGTACTAGTGATACAGAAATCTGGAATATATATATTGTGTCCAGTATGCGGATTTATTAAATCAAATATAAGCCCAGACGATCATATAAAGGAGGTGCATCATCATGAGCGAGAAGGGGGAGGCGAGCAGGATAGGCGCAAGACTGCATAAGAATTCTGGACGCAACTACACCAAGGGTGATGCCTCTTGGGAAGATTATGTTGTTGACTTCAAGGAATACTCAAAGAGTTTTAGTATTAATAAAGAGGTTTGGGCCAAGGTAGTAACAGACTGCCTAAAGGTTGACAGGTCAAAGTCTCCAGCCATTGCTTTAATTCTTGGCGAGGGGTCTAGAAAAGTTCGCCTCGCTATAGTAGAATGGTCAGAATTCGAAAGGTTGGTAGAAAATGACACAGACGACTCTTGAACAAGTTAATGACTTATATGAAATTTCTGAATATATGCAAGATGAAGAACTGTCTCAGGCTCTAGAGTTTATAGCAAAGATAATGCTAAAGCCAGACATTCCACTAGAGGTTGCTAAGATGCAGATTGTAAGGATGCAGGCTATTGCTGCTAAGATGCAGATGAAGGCGACGTGGATGGCAAATGTGGACAAAAGTGATCGTGCAAAGAAAAACCTGTACTACTCAGCAGCAGCAGAAATTGACAAGGTTGTGGCTGCCCTAAAGTTTATTCTAAAGTGATACAATGATTCCCTAACGAGAAGGAAAACAATAATGGCAAAGAATTTTTTAAAGCAGGTTTTAGATAAGCAACCAGAAGGTCCGATTGACACAAAGGCTTTGATTGAAAAGATTGAGTCTGGATATGTGGCAAACAGAAAGACAGAGTTTAAGAAGAAGAAGTCCTTTAGTCCATCCTCTTTGGTATATGGAAATGGTGCCTGCCCAAGGTACTGGTTTCTAGCCTTTTCTGGTGCGGATTTTACAGATGATGTAGATCCCTATGCGGCAGCAAACATGAAGAATGGTATTGACGGACACGAGAGAATCCAGACAGCAATCGAAGATGCTGGAATCATGGTAGAAAAAGAGAAGAAGGTTATTACCTCAGATCCACCCATCTTTGGGTTTGCTGATGCAATTATTCAGTGGGGCGAGGAGCAGCCAGTAGTTGAGATTAAGACAATGAGAGAAGAATCATTTCTTTATCGAAAGCACGCAAAGCCACCAAACTACCACCTTATGCAGTTAATTATCTACATGAAGGTTCTTGGAAGAAAGATGGGAATTCTTCTATATGAAAACAAGAACTCCCATGAACTTCATGCAATCTCTGTGCAGCCAGAACCAGAGTACATCGCTTGGGCTGAATATGCCTTTGATTGGATGAAAAGGGTCAGGGCACAATGGGAAAAGGGAGAAATTCCTAAGAAGACTTACCGCTCAAACTCAAAGGTTTGTAAGGGATGCCCCGTAGCGGCTACCTGCGCAATCTCTGAGGCAGGCAAGGAAAAGATTGAGCCTCTGGAGTACCTTGGATGAAAGCCTGCGACTGGTGCTCTGAGGAGTTTAGTCCAAACGTAAGTTATCAAATTTACTGCTCTTCTGATTGTCGTGAAAAGGCAACAAAAGAAAAGGTAAGTGAAAAGTATAAAATGAAAAGAAGGAGTAAACTTTCTAAAAAAAGAAGAGTCTGCTCTAACGGCTGTGGAACAGTTTTAAGTATGTATAATGATTCTGAAATATGTGGAAAGTGCTCAGTAAATCAAAAAGAAGTTAATAGAATGCTAAGAGAATTAAAGGGACTAATAGAATATGAAAGATTTGATAAGTAAGCCAGATTCTTTTTGTGCCATTGATGCAAGCACAAACAGTTTAGCCTTTGCATACTTTAAGGATGATCAGTTAATAAAGTATGGAAAGATAAAGTATTTTGGAAATGACATTTACGAAAAAATTGTTGATACAGCACACAAGACTAGAGGATTTTTTCTCACTTTTGATAACTTAAACTATATAGTTATTGAGCAAGTAATTTATCTTAATTCACCCAAGACCGCTGCAAATTTAGCAATGAGTCACGGAGCATTGGTTTCTGCTGCTGCCTCCGCTGGAGTGAATAATATTTCTAGCGTAAGCCCTATGCAATGGCAAAATTGGGCAGGAAATAAAAGATTGACAACAGAAGAAAAAAAATCTATTAAAGATAAGAATCCAGATAGATCCGCGTCTTGGTATAAGTCACAAGAAAGACTCTTTAGAAAACAAAGAACCATTAACTTTGTTAATGAAAAGTTTAACATTCATATTGATGATGATGATGTTGCCGACGCAGTATGTATCGGGGCATGGACTGTTGACAATTGGAGGAAGGTGTTCTAAAATATGCCTAGAGGAAGTTCTTTGCATCACTCAGAAGCATACCTTAGAAAGCGTCTTCATATTGATAAGAAGACACCAGAAGATGTAGCCAAGGAATGTAATGTAAGCCTACAAGTTATTTATCGACAGATGAAAAAGTTTGGTCTAAAGAAGTGATGTGGAACAAAAGGTGCAAGTGGTACAAGCACAGATTTCATTATGGAGAAAGAATGCTTGCTTATAGATTGCATTGCAAAAAATGCGGAAAGGTTCTATTATTCTTATGAAAGACATGGTAAATAATCCAGTTCACTACACCAGCCACCCATCAGGGGTCGAAACAATTGAGATCACAGAGCATATGAATTTCTGTCTTGGTAATGCCATCAAGTACATTATGCGTTCAGAACTCAAGGGTAAGCAGATTGAAGACCTTAAGAAAGCCGCTTGGTACATCAATCGTGAAATTGATCGTCTTGAAAGGATGAAAAATGGGAAGGCGTAAAAAGGTAGTAAGTTCAAATCAGCATCTTTATTCTAGGACTCCCAGTTATACCATGCAGGATGGCAGGACAATTGAGCGTGGAGAAATAATTAAAATTCACGGGGTCTGGGGATCAAAGTTTATGTTTCATGATCACGTTGTTAGAACAGACAGCGGGGCAGAATGGATAGACTGTTTTGAATTATCTGGTGGTCAAATCGGTGTATGGAGATCGTTTAGGTCAGAAAGAATTAAGCCAATGCCTAGAAAGAGGGGCAAGAAAAATGTCAAAAACGGTTAATGTGTACTGGACCAATGTTAATGGTCAAGAACTTGATCTGTCATTAGTCTACGAAGACCCAAATCCATTAATTCATGAGTTAACCCTGAATAGAAATAACAATAACAAAGACAACAATCTTTTACGTTGTCCAGCGCTAACTGATTTGACAAAAAATCTATTTGTCTTAAAAAATCCACTAAAAACTTCTGCATCGTTTGTTATTGAGGACGGCAAGGTTTCAAAAAATATGGACAGTGTTGGGAATAGGTGGAGCGTCAATCGACCTCCTAGCCTAAATAATCAGTTGTTGGCTACATACGACTATTCTTTAATATTCTTTTCTGAAACAGATCTTGATGTAATGGTGACCGCCCCATACTTTTCTCAAACAAAGCACAACTCTTGGGGATCAGTAGTTCCAGGAATATACAACTGCGGCTCTTGGTTTCGTCCTATCAATATGGAGTTTAATGTTTGGCCTGGGGTAACGCAGGTTTCTTTAGAGGAGGGCGAGCCCATGGCCTATGTAAAGTTCTTTACTGAAAAGAACGTTGTGTTTAAAAGATTCTCTATGGACGAAGAGTTGATGAATCAAGCAAAGGCTTGTAGTTCTGCTGGATTTTGGGAGCCTAGAATGCCTCTATTAAAAAGATATGAAAGATTTAAAAAATCAAAAAGAAACAAGTTTGTTTTAGATAAAATAAACAAAAGATTGCTATGACAAAAATCACATAGTCCTCATAGAAGACTTGACACACTGAACGTAGTGTGTTAACCTATATAAATGTTGCCGCCGCAAGGAGGAAACAGATGAAATCGAAACTGCTAGGAGGTGTTCTAACTATGGTGATGGTAACTGCTATCGCTTCCCCCGCCATGGCCAAAGGCACTCCCGAAACGGTGTATGCTAAGTCTGCACCAACTGCGACGGTCAGTGTCGTGTATAAAAGCCTTGAGCACAGGGCTGCACGATCTGATGAATCAAAGGATATGATGGGCTACGAAAAGTCATTGTATCGTGGTAAGTGGTACGACAGCAAATGGGAGGGTAGTCGCAAATGTATTATGTCAAGAGAATCCCATTTTAACTATCGTGCCGCAAACAAGTCATCATCGGCTCGCGGTGCCTACCAATTTCTTGATACGCAATGGCGTGATGGATTGGTATGGATGATGCTCAAGGAATCAAAGAAGAATAGCGATGGGCTTGCTTCTGAGATTAAAGAATTGTTTGAAAAGCCCATTGATAAGTGGTCTAGGTATTACCAAGATCGTGCTTTCTTTACTGCATGGCAACATGGAGCAGGGTCAAAGCATTGGTATTATCCTGGTCATAATTGCTATTAATCGGTTGGTGGGGCAGGAACACTATTCTAAAGGTGGCAACAATCCTGCCCTACCACTGATATAATTGGGGAACTATGACAGATATAATGACGCATCTAGAAGAAGTAAACAGAGTTGCAACAGAATACATAAAGGGATTTAACGAAA